TCTCCCGTCTTCATGTTCACCATCGGTGGCATTTCCCAATCCTTGATGACACCTTTGGCATACTCTTCTTGCATCGCCTTGATAACACTCGCGGCGTGCTCTACTGTCTTCTTCTCGTTCATATTGTTATTCCTTTTTCCCTTCTACGAATTTTTGCCATTGATCTTCGGGACCACAGCAGGTCATAAACACGTTTTGCAGGACTGAATCGACACCGCTTCCAATGATCGTTTCTATCTTGTCTATTCGCCAACGCCATTTCCTGTAGTCCTTTTCCTTGCCGTCCATCGTTATCACGAACTGACCTTCCTGCAGGTTTGGTATCAGTTGCGACGCTCCCTTTATCCATTCACCACTGATAGTTTCGATGAAATGTGTTGCCCGTGTCATATCTTTAGAAATTGAGTGTCAGTTGTACCGGCTGTTTCCCGCGCTTCGCCACCGCCCTGGCATGGATGGGGCAGGCGTCGCGGTAGGCACAACGGCCCGCCTTGGCCTCGGAGAAGCGCAGTTCCCACAGGTCTTGGTAGTCGAGCGTCAGCTGCTCCTTGCTCTCCTCGCCGATGTAGCCCACCAGCTTCATGCAGAAGAACCCATGGTCGCTCGATTTCTCGTCGACGAGTTCTATCAGTCCGTTTCCTACAGGTCTTCCCATAATCACAGCTCCTTGAATGCGTTTATCTTCCCTTCGATGTACTTGCGCTCCCTGATGGCGGCCTCGTACATCTCCTTCACCAGCCGGGACGTCGTCTGCTCGCCGCGGAAGAAGTACTCCGTCGGCTGGCTCTCGATGCTGTCGCACGCCTTGTCTAACACCGCCTCGATCTTCTTGTAGAGCTCGACCGCCTTCTCGAGCCTCTTGATGTCTGTCTGTTTCATAACCTGTTTCCTTTATGTTTGTTTATTCCGGATATTCTATCTCGCACCAGTGCGTGAACGTCAGGCGGCGCCTGCTTCCGCGGCCGGTATGGAAGGGGATGTGCCCGAAGCTCTGCGTCCACCACCCGCGCTTGGCGTCCGTGCCGTCGGAGTACTTCACGATCTGCGGGATGCAGCGCCGCCCCCTGTACGCCAGCACGTACTCGCTCTCGCCGGACATGTCAGTCGCCGGCAGCCGTTCCGATGTCCTGATCCAGTTCATAGATGGTCCCTCCCCGCGTCCTGCCACTCCCTGCCGTCGAAGGTCACGCTGTCCGCGCATGTGTCCACCACGCAGAAGATGTCCTCCGTCCAGCAGTTCCCGTACCTGTACCAGTCGGTCATGAACGCCGAGCTGTCCCTCATTATCACCATGTACCGCATGCTCAGTTCCCCTTTCTGTTGATGTGTAATACCTCCGCGCTTCTCAGCCGCTCCTCGAGGCGGGCGTTCATCCGCCCCCATATCGCCCTGTACTGCTCCCTGCAGTCGTCGGCCTCGTCGTCGACGAGCATGAGGTTGATGAACTCCTCCCTCAGCTCCCGCGAGAAGGCGGGGTTCATGATGCCCGCCCTGTGGTACTTGTCGCGGTGCGCCTCCATGTCCCTCGCGATCGCCATCGTCGCGAGGGACAGCGGAAAGACGGCCGTATTGCCGGGGCACCACGTCTCGATGCCGTAGCTGTGAAGCGAGTAGCACGGTCCGTGTTCGCCGTCTCCCGGCCTGACCTCGACGAAGCACAGCCGTCCCTCGTCGTCGTAGACCCAGTCGCCGTGCCTGCAGTCCTTCAGGTCGACTATGAACTTCTGGTAGTAAACAGGTATCTTCCTCATGTCCTATTTCCCTTTCAGCTTCGCGTCGAACATCGCCTTCAGCGCCTCCTCGCCGCGGCCCATCTTGACCATCATCTCGCCCACGCTGCCGTCGAAGTCGCTCGACTGCACGGCGATCAGGGCCACCAGCGCCAGGTGCTTGATCTGCTGCGACTGTATGGCGGTTATCTCGATCACCTTGTCAAGCATGCCCTGCTCGCTCCATCCCCGCTCGCGCATCTGCGGCAGGTTCTGGGCGAACTTCTCGCCCGACGTGATCATGCCGAGGATGTACCTTATCAGCGCCTCCTTGTTGTTCAGGAGGTTCACTATGTCAAACTGCTCGTTCATATCTTTTCCTCCTTGATTCTCTCCTTGTAGATCTTCATCAGCTCCCTGTCGGTGGCGGCTGGGTTGTCCTTCAGCACCTGGAGGAACGCGTCGCGGCCCAGCCTGCGGTAGTACATCACGAAGTCCCGGCGGCAGAGGTCTGCGGGCTCGCCGGGCTCGATGGCCTTGTCTCGTCCAGCCTTCTCCGCCTCGATGCTGCACTGGAAGATATCCTTGCCCTCCTTGTTCACGATCACGTACTCGTGACCGTTGAGTCTGATGTGTCCGGTATGCCTCGCCACCGAGAACTGCGAGCAGGCCCAGAACTCTTCCGCCATACAGACGGGCGTAAATTTCGTATTGTCCATATCGCTAATCCTTTATATTATACCATTGCCTTGTCGGTGCAGATGACCTTCTCGAATGTGCAACGGAAGTCGGGTTCGCGGTTCATTTCGTCGCAGTGTGTAAGTTCTACGACGTAGGGCACATCTTTTGCGTCGGCATGGATGCGCTGCCACAGTCGGTTGATGTCGAGACCGCCGTAACGGAACTGGCCTTGATGCTCGTTGTACTCATTGGTACGGTCGGGTTGCACGTCGCGGCTGATGGTGTGACGGTGCATCACTTCTGACTCCATCGCTCCGTCGCCGTGACGGGTGAGGTAGGGACGGGTGACGTAGTGGGCGGTGATGTCGGTAATGCCGCACTCGCGGGCCATACGAAGGCCGTACTGGATGCCGGTGTCCGACGGGGTGGTGTCGGCGGTGTCGCGGCCTGTGTCGCTGAGTAGCAGGCCCTGACCGTTCTCGAATATGAGGTGGTCGTAGCCGGTGATATTCTTTAGGTCAGCCACAGTGGTCAGCGATTGCATGGTTTCACAGTCTTTATAGAAGTGAGATCGCACACCGTCGGAAAACCAGATGTCACGCCACTTTTTCGAGATGTCCATCTGCCGCTCGTAGTATCGCATCACACCATCGAGATAGGCTTCCTGGATGGATGGCGTAAGGTGCATGAAGTCTTCGAACAGCATGATGGGGGTCTGATTGCAGCGTCGGATGGTGAACCAGATACCCATGCCGCAGCTGGCCTTGCGACGGCGCTGTTCCTCGTCAATGAGGTTGGCCATCACGTCGTAGGGCGTTGACCAACGGCAGCGGCGGTCGCGATAAATATGCTCCGGCTTGCGAATCAGTTCCGTGTACTCTTTGACGAACTGCATGGGGTTCAGCACATATTCAGGACCGTAGTACGAGTCGGCTCCGTGGTAGGTGCCGCTGCCGAAGTGCTGGAACGTCATCGAGCCGTCCTTGGTGAGAATGGAGTGCCCACGCTGTGAGCCTCCATTCGTGAGGATGTTCAGTACGTTGGTGCTCTCCTTGGCGAGCCGTGCAACGACGGTTCCCTTGCCCTCGTCGCCGTAGTTTGCACCGATTACGATACTTGCCTTCATACGCTTACCAACTGATGCCGTTACTATTCTGCTGTGCGGGCTGTGCCTCCTGAGCAGGGGCAGCGGCCACGCCTTGAATACTCTCTGCGATGCAGTCCTCGATGGTCTGCGCCAGACTGTCGATGGTCGAAACCTTGTAGCGTGAGCCAAGCTGCTGACCGAAAGAATTGTCAACGTCGTGCTGATAGCGACGGTAGCAGCAGCGGGGACTGTCAACGGCTATGTGGAAGATGTCGAACTTCTGCGATGCCTGGTTGTAGAGCAGCGGCGTCTCGATGTCGCGCTCTTCCGTAGCGTCGATGCAGGGGTTCAGTTCACGGGCTGGCAGATAGGGATTCAGGGGCTCGTCGCCCATTGTGATGATGATACCCTTGCGACCCTGCTTGTCGTAGCAGTCGAGCTTCGTGCGATGCAAGCCCATATACCATGCGGCGGTATAACTCTCAAAGCCGTTGCCGCCACCGCCATGCTCCATGAACACCTTGTCGAGCGACACGGCGATGCGCACGTCACTCTCGAACTGGCTCATCTGGATTGGGGCGTGGTCGTAGTCGAGGTCGCCAATGCCCATGATGCAGAACTCGATGTCGGCAAACTTGTCGTAAAGGCTGGTGACAATCTTGCCGAGGGCTGCAGCGGTCTCAGCGCAGGCTTCGCCCATAGATCCGGTCACGTCGAGTGCCAGGATGACGGGCACCGTGTTAGGGTGCTCGTCGCTGTTGCAACACTCACGGACTTTGAAACCGCGAGGGTTGAGCGTCGGATCAATATTACGTGCCTCGAAGGTCTGACCCTTCACACGTCCTGTACTGCTGTCGTAAGAGCGGCCCAAAGAAGAAGCATAGCTCTTCAGACTGCTGTGTGATACTGTTCCGCTACCCATGACTATTCCTCCTGCTTCTTTTCAGTGTTCTCTACATGCTGAGTCTGCTCCTCAGTCTTACCATACTCGCGAAAATCGGTTTTGTTAATTGCTCCCATAATTAATCTTCATTTTTTGTTTCACTTTCAGTTTCATCGTCGTCCTCATCGGCAGGTGCATCGAGTGAGAAGTCAAACATACCCTCGAAAGGATTGCTGCCACCGCCCATGAACATCGACATCGCCATCATCTGACCGAGGTTGCCCATTGTGCCACCGCCAGCGTTGCCGCCGCCCATCATCTGCGAGAACATCATCATCTTCATCACGTTGCCAAGACCCTTGCCCTGCTTAAACGAGTTGCCGAACATCGAAATGACCTTACCATAGAAATACGTGCTGCCCATGAACACATGACGCTCTGGCACTACCTGACGCACCTCAGAGTTCTCGTAGTCGATCACTGTAATCACCTTCTTGTCGGCAGCCGTCACGCACTTGGGCTTGCCCTGCACGAGAATGATGTCGCCAACCTCCACCTTGTTCGTCGGGATGACGAAGAACATCTCGTCGCCCACGTTGAAGCAGAAGTTAGTCACGTTGGTCAAAGTGCCCTTCTTCACGTTGTAGCACTTGTAACCGTTACTGCACTTAACGGCAATGTTGCCGTTCATCGTAAGACGGCACATACCCGGTGCAATCTTACCAAATAGACCATTGAAGGTCTGCTGCATGTTCTCAAACATAGTTCTCTCGTTTTGAATTGAAAATATTAATCCGTTCAATTTGTCTTTACTCCCATTTCTGGCGGCGCCTGTTGTGCTTCTTGCGGTGTTCCGCCACCTTGTCGCGCCGGTCGCGGTCGCACGGCTTCCTGCCCAAGCAGACACAATGGTTACCGTGCGTCTGCGACTTCATCCAGAACCTGCATGCCGAGCATTCATATCGCTTAGTCCTCTGCTTCGAGCATGGCCTGCAGCTCGTCGATGCTCTTGCCGGCCAGTTCCTCGTCCTGCTTGCGGGCGATGTGTTCCAGTATGCGGCGGTTGTTCTCGCGAGCCTTGGCGCGGCGGTGAGCCTTATCCTCCTCTTCCTGCTTGGTCAGATAGATGTCCTTCAGGATGTTGAAGGTAAGTTCTTCCGCTGTCTGCTCCTTACGCTCCGGCAGGCGGAGGAATCCCAGTTCGTCGGCGGCCTCGGCCTCCTTGATGGTACGGTGTACGTCGGTGGCTATCTGTCCGATCTCGTCCTTCGGCAGATCCCACAGATGTTCTACACTCAGCATGCCACGGCTGGTGGCGATGCGCAGTTTCATTTGGCTTGCTTTCTTGTACATAGTTGTAATGATTAAATGATTAGAATTTTATTCTGATAACCCTGTTGTCCTTCCCCGTGACGCGGACAACCATCTCGTCGCGCACGGTGGCATTGAAGCCTAAGCCCGACAGCTGGCCGTCGGTGCTCTCTACCTGCTGCGTCTGTCCGAGCACTTCCATCACCTTTCGGTGGTCTAAGAGGTCGGCGGTCAGGAACTCGTTGTGGAATCCTCGGATGGCTTTCGGTGCCTTTGCTCCGTCGAGCATGAAGAAGTAGTGCTTGTGGCCTACCTCAGACTGCCAGTAGTTAGGCGAGAGGCACACAAGGCTGACGCGATGGAACTCACAGGTACGCAGTCCGTAGATTTCGCGCACTATGCCGCTGCCGTCCTTCAGGTAGTCGCTGTGCTTGATGGCGGTCATGCGTCCGTCCTTGATGGTGACGGTGGCAATCCATGCGGGCTGACGGTGAGGGATGCGGTGAGGTACTTCGTACTGGAACACCTCGTCACCGATAGCGATTTCAGCCTTGGTTACGGTGTTGGGACCGTCGTCGTAGTTCACGATGCCAAACTTGTAGTCGCCGTCCTGGAGCCTTTCGGGGTCAGTCCAGAAGATGTTCTCCACGCCACGGCCTTCAGGTCGTATCATGTCGATGTCGAGCATACCGCCGCAAATGGGGGTCTTGCGTCCTTTGTAGGTCGAGTAGTATATCTCCGTGCCGTTTGGCTCAAAAGCATGAGCGTCGAGGTCGCAGATGTCCTGCCCGTTCTCGTTCCAAAGGATTGAGAAACGGAAGTAAGCGTCAACGAAGCCGCCTGCCTGCTTCACCGCCTCGCGTATCTCTGACTTTCCGGCAAGGTTGCCGTTGTACGTCCAGCCGAAGTTGTTAGGCCACTTGAAGATGGGTTTGGAGTCCTCCACTGCGGGAGCCGTCAGCGTCACGAAGTTCTTCTCCATGCGGTTCTGTAGATACACCTCCACAGCCTTGCACGTCGGCAGTATGTCGCGCATGAACTCGTCGATGCCTACCACCGGAACACCATCAAACTCGCTGCTCTTGTGGCGTGTGGCCGTGGGCTTCAGTCCGTCGAAGATGCTCACGGGTTTTATCGTTCCGTCGCCAGCGTTGGCATGAAGGATGTCGCAAACCTTGATATCCTCCATCGTGGCACAGCGGCGGTTGAAACTCTGCTCGTAGCCGTTCTCCGTGACGAACGCCCTGGCCGCGTCAATCATCTGCTGCGTGATGGGGGCCTTCGCCTTCATGTAGTTGGCAGGATCCACGCGCTTGTTCCAGTCGGTGCAAGCCTTCGCCAACTCCTTGCCCTCGGCCAGCTCCGTGCAGAGCGTGCCGATGAGCTCGGTGCGGAAGCGGGCGTACTGGTACTTGTAGCTCTCCTTCCAGAATAGGTTGTCACGCTGCTGGTCGTTCATGTCGGCGTAGGCATGTAGGCTGTGAATCATGTCCCGGAAGTCCTCCACCTTCTTCAGGTAGGCGTCGCCGTTGAGCAGCGAGCCCTGCCTGATCAGGTCTATCACCAGCTGCAGCGTGTCCTCGCCGATGGTATTGTAGGCCTTCTCCAGCTGCACCTTGTCCTCACGGTAGCGGGCTTCCAGCGCCTCGCGGGAGTCATTGGTGAACGACACGAACTTCTTGTTGAGCCGCACCATGAAGTGATCAAAGGTATAGACGCGGCCCGCCTCGACCACGCCGAACTGACGGGCTTCGGCCTCGGTGTAGATCTTCTGGTTACGTGCCACGCCCAGCGCGAAGTCCTCGGCGTTGCGGTTTGCCTTCTCGTAAGGCACGCTGTTGAGATAGCTGAACGTCTCGACGAACACGCCGCCGACGGGCGCACTCTTCAGCAGCTCCGACATCAGGCGGAACGACTCGCGGTACTCGTCCGTCGTCTCGCCGTCGAACATCGTCATCACGTTCAGGTCGCCGTCAATCGCCACGACGTTGCCGTAGCGCTCAAAGAAGTTTCGGCACGTGTTGCAGTTGTGCTCGCTCGATTCCGGGCTGCGCCATATCGGGTCGTTGTCGAAGCCCCGCATGTACGCCTCCCACACCTGCCGTCCCGTCACCGTGGAGCGGAACAGCTTCCCTGTCTCCTGCAGGCGGTTGAACTGCGCCTGGAACAGTCTGTAAACATCTACGTTATTCATATTCACCCATTTTACACCAAGCTACTTGTTCATTTTCTTCACGATGTCCATCATCATGTTCAGGCCGACGGCGTCCATGGCGTTGCTGTTGCTGGAGCCGGATCCGCCGATCATGATGGACGGCACCCACTGCACGTTGGAGTTGGCCAGGGCCTGTGCCACGCCGATGGCGGTCTCCTTCTCGATGGTAGCCTTCTCCAACGGCGTAAGACCAGCGGCAACAAGCGCACGGTTTGCAGCGGCCTTTGCCTCGCCCTCGGCCTTCACCTTGCGGGCCACCTGCTCGGCCTTCTCGGCCTCGAGCTTCGCCACCTCATACTCCTGCTGCGCCTTGGTCACGGCGCGTGCCTTCTCCTTCTCCTGCTCCCACTTGGCGGTCTCGGCGGCCTGCTTGCCCTGCTCGGTCACGAGGATGGTCTTCTGGATGGCCTCGAGTGATTTGGTCTTCGAGGTGATGACGGCGAGGTTCGCACCCTTCTGAGCGTCGATCTGGTCCTGTGTGGCCTTGTCGTACTTGATGTCGGTGATGCTTACGAGGTTACAGGTGATGCCGTACTGCGAGAACGGGGACACCTCCTGGCGCTTGAAGCCGCCGGGTGCATTGGCGTCGGTGATCAGCTCTGCCTTGGCCACCACGTCGCTATCGCCGGTCAGCTCGTTGACCACCTCCACCTTCTTGATCTTCGTCTTGTACACGCCGTTGTTCAGCTGGTCGGTGATGTACTGGATAAGGTCGGTACGGGTCTCGGACACGGACTCCAATGACGACATCAGCGGACCGCAGGAGGTCACTACCTTGTAAAGAGTCGGGCGGACGAGCGTCGAGATGAGCGCCTGCTCGCTTCCGAAGTCCTGCTGAATCTTCGACATATGCTCGAAGTCGATGGGCAGCACCACGCGCAGCGAGCCGATGATGAACCCGCGCCCCTTGTCGTTGAACGTCACGGCGGCGCCAGGGTTCTCACCGTCTGCCACGTAGCCGTCCTCGTTCTTCACCACGCCGGTGAACTCCACCTGCGTGGTCTTCGAGTACTCATAGGTGTTGCCCCAGAGCTGCTTCTGCAGTCCGCCGTCCGTCCAGACTGCATACTCTCCAGTGAACGGGTACTGGTTGACGTAAATCTTCGACTTGTCGCAGTCCTCGAACATTCCCGAGAAGAAGAACAGCACGGCGACGATGATCACTAACGAGAAGATGCCGATAATGGCACTCTTAGGTACTTTTAATTCTTGCATA